TTTAAGTACGAATAACAACTGATCCGGAAAAACTTCCGGCGAATGTTATCTTTAGAGTATTAGCTCCTGTACTTCTAATACCGGCTGGTATTACTGTATCGTAGATTCCAGGTGCAACGTATTGATAAGCTTGAACAGTTGGAAATCTACTATTGAGACTATGTGTTACTTCTAGTAAAGTAATATCAGGTCCGATTGCATGAGCAAAATATGATCCAGAGAAGCCTGATAATTGAGCAGAACTTGAAACAGTTCCATTAGGGAGTGCAGCTACTACACCGTTTATAAATTGATTATCTCCTACATTTAACGTAATTGTTCTAGATGTAGTTAAATCTCCTCCTCCGATTATACCGCCAATACCTGAAAATGTTACACCGCTATGGTCTATATGTCGGTTGCTTGAATAATTTGTAGTTGCGTTATGGTCTATTTGAATAGAACCAGATATGAGTGTTGGTTTATTCTTTACATTAGTAAACTCTACATACGACGCTGTAGTTATTCCTGTTAAGCCAGATCCGTTTCCGTAAAAAGATCCTGAGAATCCTCTAGATGCGGAGATAGATCCGTCAGGTAAGTATACTGAACCTGTAAGTAAAGAATATAATTGAGGCATATTAGCTAATTCTTATCTGAATAAAGTTACCGTTTCTATATAACCCTCCTAATGGTACGCCGTTTAATGCTGCTGCATTATCGTTTGCGTAGTTAAGACTAGATGATACATGGCTTAATACTACAAATCCGTTTCTGATATTTACAGCATTTCCTCCTGGGTTCTGATTTATAAAATCAGCTTCTCCTCTTACGTAAGCTGCTCCTGATATAAATAAAGAACCTGTGAATAAGTGTGTATCGTCTATTGTATTACCAAACTTAGTAGATCCGCTTTGAAATACTACTGAAGATGAAGTAAATGTTGTATGTATTTGCTCAGCCTGTAGAGTACCTTTAACAACTAGCGATCCTGTTATTTCTGTGTTAGCTGCTATTCTAAATTTATCTACTCTATAGTCATATCTCAAATCATTGGATCCCTTATTTACGGATCCACTTCTATATATGATTTGTGTATCATTAGCAATACCACCTACAGGGGCTATGTTAATATTCTGTACATTATTACTACTAGCAGAAGTAAACAATGATATTACCTGACCGCTGAAAGAGGATGAGTAGATAAAGCTCCTGAAGTTATTATCTACTTCTGTATGGGTTAAAGCACCACCCTTTACGCTTCTTAATGTTATTGCCATTTCTATTTATTTTCTAATTGTGCTACTCTATCCTGTAAATTTTGTATCAATACATTTTGAGCTTTCACAGCTTCGAGTAGAACAGCTGTTAATGCATTATAGTCGACACTTAAGTAACCTTCTTCGTCACTATGTACAGCGTCCGGAAGAACTGCTCTCACTTCTTGAGCAATAGTTCCTACACCAGGTAGATCATTCCAGTCATTACGTGTATATGTGTATCCTCCTATCGCATCGATGATTTCTAAGCTACCTTGAATAGGTTGTACATTATCTTTTAATCGTGCGTCAGAGAAGGCTAATATGTTTCTTGAAGCTTGTATTTGACCTATAACATGTAAATCGTATTGAGGATTTTTAGTATTGATACCGAAGCTTCCGGAACTAATATAATGTTGTCTAACGCAGCTAGAATTTACTCTTAAACTTCCTGTTATTTCATGATTACTATTACAATCAACTCCAAATTTAGTATTACCTTTTACTACAAACGGACCTTGTAAAGTTAAACTTCCTGTAATGTTTAAACTACCGGTTACGTCGTGAAAATCATTTGTGGTATCACCCCATTTTGTAGATCCGCTTTCATATACTACTGACGCATTTACAAACTCTGTATGGAATTCTTGAGCTGTAATTCTACCAAATACTACTGCATCTCCTGTTACCGTTAATGAGCCAGTTATGATTGCATTACCGTTGATATCTAATGGAGCATTTATTTTTGATGTAGCAGTTTTTTTAATACCTACATATCCATTAACTGGGTTAAATAAAAAATCTGGTGCTCCTGCTTGTAAGCTTGAACTTGCATACTGTACAGAACCGTTGATAGATCTACTACCTGTTGCATGTAAAGGTATTTGATGGGGAGAAAGATTCCAAGGAATTAAAGTACTACCTGTATAATACAGGGTAGCAAAATTTACAGTTGTTCTTGTTGCGTCTCCGGTTCCCCAAGATTCTTTTGTTAAAGAGCTAGAATAGAAATAGGACCCTAAGTTGGTATCCATTTCTCTGTAGGTTAATGCTTGTCCTTTATTTGCTCTAAATGTTATAGCCATTTTCTTTTATTATTTACATGTCAATTTTTACAACGAAAGTCATATCGTTATATAGTGACTTTCTAGTTGGTTGTGCTAATTTACCTACTGCTATTAACTCGTCTGCATCATTGTATAGACCTACACTTGTGATGTATGGGCTAAATGTACTTCCTGTTACATTAGGTAAAATATCTCCAAATGATCCGGTTAATGCACTCGGGTTATGTGTGAAATTCATTTCGGAATCTCTAACCTTGCAGTACATATTATATGTATAAATAGGGTGGTTAGATTTCCAGTTAAGGTTTGGACTAAGATAAAAACTGTTGTACATATCTACAACTTCTGGATCAGTTAATATAACTTGACCATGACTGTAAATAATATCTCCTACAATTCTTACTGGAGCACATGGTTCCGATCCTGAGCCTGACATAATTAATCTACCTTCTCCGTCATCTACAATTTCAACTCTATGCTGACCGTCTGGTGAATCAATATACTCTCCACCTGCAATTGGTGTTTCTAGTACGTAAGTTCCTTCGTCTAATATGTAGTCACAAGCAATTTTTCTAACAGCACCGAATAAAGTTTCAAAAGTCTGAATGTAGTCATTCTGTCCTATATCATCTGTTACGAATCCATCATCGACGTAGTTATCTTTAGCGCCGTTTGGTTTTAATATAAAAGAGAAAGGTACGATGTTAGTTCCATAAACCTCTTGCGGTATAGTATATACACTAATCTCTTGAACGTTGTGTAGGTCTCTAGACTCACTTAAATGTAAAGTAGTTTCTAGGTAATTATCATAAGAACCGCTAAATGTAGAATTCTGGACTCTACCGCTATAGTATAAATTATGTATACTTTTATAAACTATCTGCTTATGTCTCTCTTGTACCTGTTGAGAGGGTATAGTAGCATATTGGTATAGATCTTCCTCGTTCAAAAAATATTCTGTTGAACCAGAAAGACCTATCATTCTGTCTATAGAGTACTCATTTGTAGACTTAAAACCACGAAGCAAGCTACCGCTTGTATGCCAATGCTTACGAGCGTCGTGTACTGTTACGTAGACATCTTGCCTGTTTAGTTTTTTGTATGTACTCATTCATTAATAGTCAAGCTTGATTCTAACTAGAGCTTCTTTTGTAAAGTCTTTTAACAATGGTCTTGATAATTTAGCTACTGCTAAAAGATCGTTATTATCATTATAAAGACCTACACCTGTAATATAAGATTGAGGAGTGTTAATCATAACATTGTGTCTGATTTCTCCTGAACCTGATAATAAAGATGGGTTAGTAGAGTAGTTAAATTCTGCGTTTCTTGCTCGTACGAATATGAAGTTAGATGAAATTGTTTCTTCAGAGTTGAGTCTAAAATTAGCTCCCTTAGTTAAAGATAAGAATAACTTTCTTAAGTTTAATGCTGATGTATTAGCAGTTCTATTTGTACCTAAAGCAACTCCTCCTCCTCTATTTGCAATACCGTAAGGTAAGTCTAGTGCTTTACCGTTAAGTAGTAATATACCTACATCTGGTAAAAACTTACCATAAGATCCTGATATTGAATATCCGTTAGCGTTAGCCCCTGTGTATACCGTTCCTGCAGAACCAGATACGATTTCAAATACTCGACCAGAATCAGTAAAGGTAGTTGTTGCTACTACTCTACTATTATCTGTTAATTTGATCTCTCTATTACCACTTCCACTTATATGTAATGATAAAGTACCTGGTAATAATTTTTCTTTATATCTTGCTCTATCAACTGCTATTACGTAGAAGTAATCAGATGTTTCTCCTCCAAACGTAAATTCAGATTCTTCATCTCCTAATACTAAGTTTCTATACTGTCCGTATATAGTTGAAGAAGGAGATTTTCCTGCTACACCGGCATTATAACGTAATGTACCGCCTCCGTCTTTATCAGCATAAGCAATTGAGAATTGTACTGCTGCAGTAGCGTCTGTTGATGCAGTGTTGAATACATTGTAGTAATAATCTCCAGAGGTACTTGATACCTGTGTAGAACTTGTATAGAAAGCAGTTAAGTTTATTACGTTGTTAGTCCATAATGGAGCTGTCACCGATTCAGCACTTACTACTATATCTTCTTGGTCAAATCTTTTAAACGACATAATTAGTTAGTTTTTGTAATGGTTACTGGAATTGTTAATCTCGCTCCTGAATCACGACCGATAACTGTTATAGTAGTCTGAAGTGTTAATCTTGTTCCGAATAGAGTGTTTACTGTGGTTGCAGTCAAGTTAATAGATGTTCCGATAACTGTCTTAGAAACGTTAGTTCCTATTGTTGTTCCGGTATTCAATCTAATAGCTTCTTCAGAGTTAATACCTACCCCGTTAAATGAGTTAAGTACTCTAATGTCTGCAATAGTAGCTGTATAACCACCTGCTTCGTAAGTAGTGGTTGCACCTAAGTAGTTTAATGTTTGTGGAGTAATCGCAAGAGAAGCTCCTTGTTTTAAACGTATTGATGAGAATCCTAAATCCAATACTGGAAGTTTTGAAGTACCTCTAGGTAGAGTTGTTAATTTATACTTCATGATCTGATTTTCATCAGGAAAGGCTTCCAATAAAGGCATATTTTCGATAGCTTCTCCGTAATATACAGAACCAGAAGGATGTTGTGGATTATACAGAGTATAATCAATCTCATCGTCAGCAAGAGCAAACTGTGTAATTTTGAAAGATCCGTCCCCTCTTGCTAGGAGCTCTCTTCCTTTTTTAGTTAAAATCGCATCTACTGTTACGATTGAGTTGTCTAAGTATCCCATTTTTGTTTAAATTATATAATATAAATATCGGTTATTATAATATTCTAGGCTTGTGTTTTAATAATTGTACCTAGGTTGTTTGTTGAATGCATTTTATCTTCGTCTATAGAGTAAATATCTCTATTTGAAATCCTTACAAATCGATTACCTTCTTCTATGTAAAGTAAATTTGACTGTGTCGGGAAAGATTTATTACCTCCGAATGTTCTAGTTTTACCTCCTGCAATACTATTAGTAACTTGAGGAGTAAAGTAAACCTGTTGTACCTCTCTATCTGATAGATTGATCCCTTTAACTTTAGTAAAGTTAGAACCAGAAGGATGTAAGCTCGCTCTAAAAGAAATCAAACTTAATGCTGGGTCATTACCTGGTACGCTTCCAGAATTTAGTTTAGATCCAACATACCTTGCATTGATTATACCTGCTGTTGTGTAATTACTATCTTGTATTTCAGCGGCGGAAGCTTGATTAAGTAGTATCTGAGTTAAGTTAGTTGGTTCGATAGGATCTTCATTTCTATCTACCTGTTGTATATAGTTAGCTTTTCGTAGTACAGTTGCGTTACTTAATAATGGGTTATCTGAACTATTATTAAATACTGTAGATATGTACGGGTTAAATATAATCTCAGAAGGTTCTTGGAAATAGTTTACAGTATTAAATTGCGGATCTGGGGTAGTAGAAGGTACAAATACACTCCTATTACCTAACTGTACTTGCCCTAATGTATAGTTTGATGGGCTTAATATGAGCGGCCTCAAACGTATATAGAAGTATGTAGCTCTACGTACTCTTTCTAGAATTGTAGCTGTTAGATATGTATTAGCATTTGAATCACCTGCTCCTGAGTATTTAAAAGTTATATTTTCTGCTTGTAGAATAGTTTGTTGTATATCTACGTTACCGTCTAAGTACCTAAAAGGAATAGACATTCCTGTAATAGCTACTGGTTTCGATAAATCAGGGATTGAAGTTGCCTCCATTAAACCAGTTGAAGGGTTGGGAAACTGTAATAGACTACTGCTATAGAATACGTTAATGTTATCTACCGGTACAGCATTTGATCCTGATACACCTGGGTTTGTATTTATGAATTCTAATTCAGTCATTGTTTATCTTATGTAATTTGTTTTTCGCCAGGAGCGTTTTCTAAGTTATGAACTAATATACCGTTAGCGAAATAAGTATCTTGACTCTCTACGTTGATATTATACACGTCGACAGTTTCTGTTATTAACTCCTTAGTTAAAATTTCAATCCACTCCCCGTCTTTATTTAATAAATGGTCTCCTACTCTAAGTGCAGCTACTGCTTTAAAGCTATATTCACTACCTTGTTTAACTAATACCGGGTGTTCAAATGTTATATTTAAGAGGTTATTGATTCTATAATAACTAGTGAACGTATCTGGATATATAGCTGTTACTGTAGAAGTAGAAGGTGTTATGTTTATTTCTCCTGTGTTCCAAGTTTTATAAGCATCTCCATTAGTATCTAAACCTTCTATGCTAAAGTTTTTAACTTGATCTCCAATAGTTAAATCTTCAATATTTTTAGTAGATCCGTCTGCCATTAGGATAGGAGTTCCTTCAAGTAAACAACCGCCACCACCGCCACCGCCGCCTCCTGTTGGAGATGAAACTGGCGCTGCTGTTGGTTCAGCAGTCGGACTAGGAGTAGGTTCAGGTGTAGGGCTAGGTGTAGGACTAGCTGTTGGTGATGCTGTCGGACTAGGAGTTACAGGAGCAGCTGTCGGACTAGGAGTAGGAGATGGTGTAGTAGGAGCAGCTGTTGGACTAGCTGTTGGACTAGGAGTAGGAGCTGCAGTAGGGCTAGGGGTTACGGGAGCTGCTGTTGGTGCAGGAGTAGGTGCAGGTGTTGGAGCTGCGGTAGGTGCAGGTGTAGGAGCAGCTGTTGGAGCTGCGGTAGGTGCAGGAGTAACTTGTATCGCAGTAAATTGAATTGTACAATCTCTAGGTATAGTATTAGACGCGTTAAGGAATGTTATGTTAAACGCTAATTCAGGTTGAGATGTTTTCTTAACCTTATTACCTCTGTTTAATTCTCCATTCGATATTCTTATTCTACTTCCGCTTAATTCTCCGTTAAATTTAGGCTCTTCGTAGTTATGTCTAAAAGTCATAGCAGATCCAGAAGGAACTACTATTCGTTCTGCATATGCTGTACTTCTTTCTACTAACTGAGTATAAGATCCTCCATGGGTTCCAACCATAAAAGCAGTATCTATCGATCCAGAATAATCCTGGAATATAGTACTAACACTTACATGCTTTGCTTTATTTCTTTCTAGCTTATGTGGTTTGATTATTATACCGGTAATTGCTGTTGATCTACCTGGTATAAAATCTTTTACTATTCTAAATAAAGCATTATCAAAGAAACGAATCAATCTAATGTAGTCCATTAAATCGTATCGATCTAAATTACCTAATACTACTTTACGATGTTTCTCTAGAGATGTATATTCTGATTTATAAGAATCTCTAGGGTCACCGATATAATCATCAATATTGAAGTTAGAAAAACCTAATACAGCACTTTGAGAAACTATATAATCATCTACGTTTTTAGAAGGAGCTAATCCTACTTCTATAAAGTTTAAATCATCTGAGTATTCATATTCTCTTCTAACAATAGAAGTATAACCAGATAATGTATCTCCTGCTACAATAGTACCATCATTATCAGTTCTTAATTTTAAAGATGAACTATAATGCAATTGAGTAGGTCCGTAGAAACCTGGTCCTATTTTTTGACCTCCAGCGATTCCTATTTCTAATATCTGAGAAGGTATACCAAATGAGTTAATTAAAGCTCTCAAGCCTCTCTCTGTACCTTTTGATTTTGTAAGTAAAGGTAAGTTGTGGTATATTCTTTTGTAGATTTCTTTTTGGTAGTTATCAAACGGCATAGGTTGTAAGTATGCGTTTGTAGAGCCAGATGTAATTACTTGGTAGTTGTTTATTTGTTCACTACCTGATACATAAGATTCTCCTATAAAAGCTCCAAAGATAGACTCTAAGTTGAAATTACTATTATATAGTTTAACTCCAAAGTTTTCTAAGGTTGTTCTAACTAAGTCTTTTGATATACCAAAGTTTATTCTATTATCTGCACCATACTTATCACTAACTGCTTTTTGGTATATCCATATGTTATCAAAATGCTGTGCTAGCATACTGATGAATATAAGAGCAGGGTTATTATCTGTATCTTCTCTCAAAAAGATTGGTAGAGTATTAGTAAGTGCGTTTAAATTACTTACGTCAAAATTTGAAGCAATTGAAAGTTGATTAGTATACCAGTTAGTAGCTTGTACTGTTGTACTAGCTTGGTTCGTATACGGTCTTGTATTATTAGATTTTGGCCAACTATTAGAACCGCTTTCAAAGTATAAAAATCTATCGTAGTGATCAAAATTATTTACTATACCTTCAATTAAGGATTCATAGTAATCTCTACTTCCTGTAATGCCGAATCTGGTATACCCGGTATTACTTAATGTCTGTAGAGAAGTTTCATAAGACTTAATTAAATCTATTTTATATTTAAAGTTTCTTAATCGTTCTTCTGCTGATGAGAAATTAATAAAGTCTGAATAGTTACTATGATCTATACTAATTTGAGCACTACTTTCTTCAAATAAAGAATATAATTCATAGTAGGAACTAGTAACTGGGTAGCTAAATAATTCATTATAATTAAAGAAACCAGTAGGGTTATTATTATCTTCTACTAATTCTATATCGAAATTAGGGCCTTTTAAATTAGGGTATACTACTTCTTCAGGTATAGTTTCTGTATCTATTTCAAATGAAATTGAATCTGATACTATTTCTACTACTCTAAAGGTATCTTTTATTTCAAACTCTTCAGGAAGAGGTTCGTATAATTTTATAGCAAGAGCTTTACCTCCTCGATAGTCTAAGAGATCTACATTTATTCCAAGTAGTAATTTATTATCTCCAAAATTTACTCTAAAGTCTTGAAAATAAGATAGAGAGTCTAATTTTCTTTTTAGATCAGTTGTAAATCGTATTAAGTCTGTAAGGGGTACCTCGTTACTTAAAGCTAAGATCTCGGTACGGTCTGCAGATATTTCTTCAATAAAGAAATTTCCTTCAAATATAAAATTTGAATCACTATAAAGATTGCTGAGGAAGTTGTATAGAATACTAACTTGACCGTAATTAAACCCTAACTGTTGAGCATCAACTTCTGGAGATATATTTATCTCAGATATTTTACCTGCTTGATATTGTGTGTAAGTTACATTAGAGTATTCTGGGAAGTAAGAAGGAACAGAAAACAAGCGTTCATCGTTAAGCCCATACACGTGCATTTCAATTGTATGCTTATCAGGCTTAAAGCTACTATTAAGGTAGAAACTATCTACTAAGGCTTTATCTTTCGGACTCAGGTTCCTAGTATATATTTCTAATTCATCAGGAAACCCCTTCGATACTATGTAATTAGTTTTTGACATTCTGATTTGCTACTTGTTCTTGTAATGCAATAATCTCGGTTTCGTTATCTATAATCTGTGCTCTCAAATTAGTTATTTCATCTAAAAGAGGTTGTATATCGTCAGTCGAGTCATTTAGGTTATATAATTCTGAGCTTCTTTTAACTAAGTACTCATGAGTTCCAGCTTCACCGTTAATAGGTATTTCGTAGAAGAGTTCTTCGTATAATGCAAAAAAATCTTCTATAGATAGTTGAGTATCTTCAGGTACAGGTTGTGTAAAGGTTGTAAATTCTCTCTTTACAACTTTATTAATATGTTCCTTATTAAATACCGTCTTTCGAATCGGCATCGGGTTATTAGCCATTACGTACTATTTTAAAAACATTACCATTATCTACTACTGTTGTACTTCCATCAAGAGTTGATTTAACCAATATACGATAATATCTTTCTGGTTGCAACCCTTCCATGTAAACATCAAAATAACTTCCGTTATTATCAGCACTTATTTTTGTAAAAGCAGTATTAAAATCTACTACCATTTCTTCTGTATGCTCATCTCTCAAACCCCAATACGATGCTGCTGGTAGTTTATAGTTAGTTAAATATACAGATCCTGTTGAGAAGGTTCTAGTAGGGTATTTAGGTTTTGCATGTATTCTAAATCTCTGCTTCCCGCTATCTACATATTCTCCTTTATTATTTTTAATAGTAATTGTTGCGTTACTTGTATTTAATTCCGTAAGGCTACTATTATAAACTGTATCATTCCATCCAAATTCTAGATAAGGAGGGTATATGGTATTGGTGTTACTGCTGAAGTATTTTAACCGTATAGAGGAAGATGTATTAAATTCAAGATCATCTGTTAGTTTCAGTATAAACCCGTTATTAACGATTGTACCGGCATTGTGTGCTTTAACACCATTTGTAACATTTATATGAATATCATGATTAGAATTTAAACTTTGAAGTTGAGTACTTTCTAAGTTTATTCCTACTGATCCAGTATACCAGTTTCCACCGCCTCCGGAATAAGTAGCATTGTAAGAACCAGTAACTCCGGCTGGCATATTTACTGTATTAGCTCTTAACGTCCATCTTCCTGTATCTTTTCCTAATCTATAAGCCCAACTTACTCCTGATTCATCTGTAGGGGAATCTCCATACTTACCTACACCTTGAACCCATGTATCATAAACCGGGTATGCATTAATACTATACTCTGTCGGGATTTCGTATGCTGTTGCTAAACTTAAATGAATGCTAGCACTATAATTACTACTTCCTACGACATTAGATACAACATTAGCAACTTCAGTAGAGTTAAATTTTAATAATGCTCTAGAGGTTTGGCCTTTTTCTGATACAGGGTAGCCACCGATTTCGATAATCTCATCTAAACCTGCGTTACCTTTTACTGCTTCGGTGTAAATAAATGTATCCTTTTCAGGAAAGATTCTATATATTGCCATTTTATAATGTTGTTACTCGTCCTTGAATATCTATCTCAGGAAATTTAATTTCAAAAATACAAGGATCATATGAAGGGTATATCATATTACCTCTTGTAGCTCCTTTTATATCGTATGCATATTCTGAATAATTACCTCCTACTTTATTTTCAAAGTAAATCTTCTCTACACTCTGTACTCCTTTTACTCTATCTAGTAAAGTATAAATGCTTGATATATTTATAGGTTGGTTTATTGACCATTTAGCTATCTCAAAGTGATCAATCAAAGCTGTATTACATGCTAAAAGCACATCTCTAGATACAGAATTAGGTAATGTTATAATTTCATACTTCATAGATACATTTACTATAAATGCATCTTTTATATTTACTGCATCAGTGAGAAGCATGTACTGTGAAAGGTATGTTTTTAAGTTTTGCTTTAAGCTAGCTGTTGCAGGTACTACTTGTTTGTCTGCATTATAAGCTAATACGTAAAGAGATAAAGCTAAAGGATTAGAATCATAAGCTCCTCCTAATACATTAGCATTAGTTGCCTGGTCTTGTGTTACGTATACTTTTGATATAGAACCATACAATGGTGGTAGTGATAAGCTTCTAATAGCATAATCCTGTAATGTAACAGCTCTATTTTGTTCTGAATAAGCTCTCAAACTATTCTGTCTCAATTCTTCTACTGTATCCCCATCTCTTCCTCCAACTGCTGGAGTAGAGTTATTAAATGTAAGAGTATTAGCTTTAGTTTGATCTGGTGCTGAAACAGTTACCTGTTCTACAATGTTAATAGTATTAGCTGGTACGTTAGCTGCTACACCTCCGCCTACAATATATCTAATAGTTAATGTTACGTTTGAAGGAGCAATACCGTATGATTTTGAGAATAAGAAATTAGAAGGATCGTAAGCAAAATCTAATCTACTTACTCCTTGGTTAGTTCCTATTCCTACATTAGTTGGGTCAGGTAAAAATACTTCATCGGTAGAAACGCTTGTATTTACCCCAGCACCGAATTGTATTTGTAAGTTACCTTGAGAGGTTAATCTAGTAACAAAACGTCTAGGAACCTTCTTTAATCTTAAAATACTTGGTACTAAATTCTTATCTGTAGCAGTATTAGTTTGATCTTCGTAGATAGTATCTTGACCTAAAAACGGCACTTCGTACCATGTATTACCGTCGTTATCTGTTATATCTAATACACCTACAATGTTTGTATCTTCAATAGTAATAGTTAAAAACTTCTCTGCATTACCTACATCATAGTTATATATTTTTAATTCACCTGAAATAGCTCCTACTCTTTTAGTAAGCTTATATTCAGCTGGGTATCCGTTTGCTATACTATCAATTCTAACTTCTGTTGGGTTTAAAGAGCTAGAAAAAGAGAAGTCTATTTTATCGTTTATTATAAATTTAGGATCGCCGAAAGTAGTTGCACGTAAACGTGTATTAGGTTGTACTACTAATGCTTGATCCCAGTTAGGTAAGTAATTAGGAGCTACAGCGTTAACCCTTTGCGATACTTCTATAGTTACTTCTGATACACTAGTTGTTTTAGGACGGTATCCCATCATATATGCTAAGTTATATAAATTAGCAGGGTCTTTAGCGTGTTGTAAGAAAGTTTCTTGAAGTTGTGTATCTTGGTAAAAAGAAAGTACGTCACCTACATATGATGCCATCTCGATAAACATCATACCTGGAGATGTTGGAGAAAAATCATTATAGGTATCAGGAAAATAGTTTTTAGCAAATTCTACGAGTTGTTCTCTAAATTTACTAAAATCCCTGTTTATATATTTTATGTCTCTTTCTTGGGCCATTATTGTTGAATATTAATAATTACTTCATCTTCAATATTACTATCTAAGATACTATACTTTAAATAGAATTCAATTGAGTTTTTATCTGGGTCAGCTATTAGGGATAAATCTCGAGATACAACTTTTGGAAAATACATCCTAAGTTCTTCTTTGATTTTTAGACCTAATATATTTAGTTTTTCATCTGTAATTTGTTCGAATAGTTCTGAAGGTAACCCACTTCCGAAAGAAGGATTCATATATCTTTCTCCCTTTCCTGTAAGAAAATAATTTATTAGGTTATTCCTAATTGCATCTTTAGTTAAGTAGTTAGATGTAAAGACGTTACCTGCAGAAAAAGGTAAGTTTACACCTACTGCTTTTCTTGGCTGTCTATCTAACGGATTTATTTTCTTTACATCAAATGCCATTATAGTCCTTTTCTTTGTCTATCTTTTTCATTAGCCGCTTCTAATAACGTTTTTGCTTTGTTAATAAAAGGGAGTTGGCTTAAATCTAAACCTGGTTGATTACCACCTCCTATATGCATCTGTTGAGCTACTGTAGAAGCCATATTTGGCATATGTACTCCTTCACCCATTATAGCAGCTGCGTCAGCTGATGTCATAGTAGCTTTTGTCATCTGCAACATATCTTCAATCGGATTACCGGTTGGTGTATATTTTTTAGGTTGTGCTACAGGTGCTTTGAAGTTGGTAATTTGCTTAGTGTTTGTTTTTTGTTCAGTTTTTAATGTAGAAGGAGCACTAGCAATTTGAACAGCTTCGATTAACACATCTTTAAGTTGTTCTTTAAATGCTTTTTCTACTTCTTCTCGTATAACTTTCCTAAGTTCTTCTAGTTTCATATTAATAAATAGTTAGTATATTAAAGTTTATTATTGTAGTTGATCTAAACGGAATCGAATCTCACGAACTAAAACGTTTATATCACTAGCAAAAGATGGTTGCCCTTTCATTACAATAACTCCTTGAGAGTTTCTTGCTACAGCAAAGCGTCTTTTAGCTATAGAAGGAGATGTTGTATCATCTAGTACTTCAATTAAAAATTCGATTCCATTTCTTGCTTTATATAAGCCGGTTTGAGCTGGTGCTAATTGTATTTTATAGTTATTTAAGTTAGTTTTAATATTATCTAAAAGATTTCTATTGACTAAACTTGTATTTGAAAGCCTATTCAAAAGATCTTCTAATAACTTTTGTGTATTAAGTTCGTATAATTCCCAATCAAACCCAGATAAAGGATCTAGCCAAGTATCTAATCCATTTTTTGCTCGATTATTTACTATGTACTTATTACCATCTGACCCTTCTACTATATCTCTTCTTTCATCTGTATGAATATAGATTGTACCTGGTTTATATAGACCTCTAAAACAGTTTTTACCATAATTATTACCATCATCTACTCCATCAGCATACTTGATTGGGTTTACTAAAGTTTCTTGTACTAGTCTTGGAACTAATCTAGAAATAATAAAGTTACCATCTTCATCTACTAATCCAAGTTTTGTTAATTCTTCTGTTGTTAAACTATCTTTAAGTTCATTTTCTATACTACAGAATGAAATTGGACCGTCTAATAATGTTAGTTTAGAATTAATATCATTCATTAAGTTATCAAAGAATGTAGTATCTACAAGAGCTTCAATTCCATCTATTGTTTCTTTTGTTTGCTTAACTAACTCTCTCAATTTATTAATTAAATCTGAGTATTTGTTTGAAATAGAGATAGGTAAACCAATACCAGGAGGTACTGCTTGAGGTATAGGTAACACTAATAATACTTTAATAATCTTATCTAAAGTATCTATAGGTGGTTTTAATTTTTTAGGTAAAGCTTTGTACGTATCTATAATCTTTCTAGAACGTTCTGTAAGATCTGATAATGTTTGTTTTGATTTAACTAACTTATCTAAAGTCTGCTGGCTTGGACATGCATTAGCTTGAACAAAAGTAGATATTGTAGATTGGATCTTCTGCTGCACCTTATCTTGTAATTGGGCTTGCAATCCTCCTATCTTACTTCCTATAAAAGCAGTTACTTTAGATTCTGGTATAGTTATAAATGACATACTATTCTGTAAATACTTTTTTAGATTTTAATTCATTTAATCGAGCTCTTAATGGCTTTATTCTAGCAAATAGAATACCACCCTCTTTCTTTAATTGTGCTACTGCAATAGCAGGTGCTGCTTGAAGACCTGAAGGTGTTACTAAGAAGTTAGCAAAGTTTTCTACTGCTTTTATAAAATCTTCTAATAGATCGACAGTATTTTTACCTAATAGTACCGGCTGGGCGCTATATTCTACTGCTGTTCTTGCTTTTTCTCCTAAGTATATCTTCTTAGAATCTAAACATACATAATCGTCAGCGTCTATATTTACAGATTTTCCGTTCAGCCCTACCGAAACAGCGGCTGAAAGTAGTATAGATTCTTCTTTTGCATTTAAAAATATACGACCACTATTAAGGATTACTTGTGGTTTAGCATAAGCATTAGATGTATCTGGTATTTTATTGTAAGAAAGCCGTCTAGTATTAGCTTGTTTAAGAGGTATTTGATGATAAGCTGAGAAGTATAATGAACCAAAGTTCTTATTTATATCTTCTATGATACCATCAAAGCCGTTTGGTGCAGTAATTTGCCCGTTGGCTATTAATATCAAAGGCTGTCCAACAGTTTTTGTTGTAACAAGCGGGTTATTTACGTGTTGGGATCCTGTAAATCTAATAGATTGTCCTTGACGTCCTTGTATTACTGTATCTCCAGGATAACAGATTAGTGGGTTTATTCTTCCACTCTCTTTAAATCCTTTTCCAAATAACATTTTTTGGAAGTTAGGGTTTAAAGTATTAGGGGAAGCATTATGTTCAGGAGCATTCCATACATTAACTATTCGAACCCAAGCTTTTCTATTTCCTTTACCTGCTTCACTTGTTGCGGATGGACTAGATTCAATAGCTATAATCTCTCCTAAGACAGGAATATCTTTATATCTAGCATTTCCTTGAAAGGCAAATGGGGGATCAGCAGCTTCATCTGGGTCAATGTCACCTGAACTACTAACTGTTACATAGAAGCATCCGTTAATAGCAAGAGCACTACCCATTTGTTTGTATTTAGGGTGTCTATTGTCTAAAATTATATCTACTACACGGCCGTAAAAAGTACCCGAATTACTTGCGGATCCTTTTCCACCACTCGCTGCACCTGCTCCTGTTCCTGCTCTACTGGTCGCCATTGTCTGCTTCGTTTACTTCTTTATTAATCGTCTCAGCTTCTTGTAATAAGTCAGCTAATTCTGATAAGTCGAACTCTTCTCCTTTAGATTGTCCTGTTTCAATTCGTTGAATAATAGTAGCTAGTTTAATTAAAGCTTCATCATTCTTAACACCAATCTCCATATATTCTTTTATCATAGGAACTACTAATGTAGCATCTCCTATGCTTTCAATTAAAGGTTTTAGTTCAGCTATTAAAGCAGTAACTTGCGCACGGGTAGATTTAGAATTGGTATGTATCTCTTGAAATAAATCTGAAAGAGAAGTATCTCCAAATATTTTTTTATCTAAACTCATACTGTTTTTAGTAATAAATAGGTTAGTCGAGAATATTGACTACTAATCCGTTCTCGCTATACTCATAGTACTTGTTATAGAACTCTGATTTAAGCTTAGATATTACTCTAGTTAAGTGAGGAGTTTCGCAGTCAGTCATCTCTCTAATATAAATATAAAGCGCTTTTTTCTTGAAGATATCTAGATCATGTCTAGTCTTAAAGATAGTCAATACTGCATCTGCTATTTTTGCTTCTTGATCTTTAGGAAAGAACTCTTCCATCTTCTCATACATCTCTTCTATCCATGCATCTAAAAAAGCTGCTAATGACATCCGAAACTTCCCATCTACTTCTAGTTCTGGTTCATAAGACTCTTCTACATCTGAGAATGATCCTATCTGTTTTAGCTTTTTGTAGTTTTTATTATTATAGTTAATCAACCATCTCTTAACAATTGTACCGAAGTATGAATATGCTTTCGCTCCATTAGTAGGATCAAACTTCATAATCTTCTCTTCTAATAAAACAGAAACGATCTCATGTTTGAGATCTTCAATGTGTTCAACGTCTGTGTAATAAAACTTAAAGGTATGAATTATATTCTCTGCCAGTTTATAAAACGGCATATAGATATGATCAGTAAAGACCCTAGCTCTGAGAACTGGGTCTGTAGAATTGTTATAAATAACTATATAATCCTCTGTCTCTTTGGTAAAGTAGTTACTTTTTGATTTCGTTCTTGCCATAGTTAGTAGGGAGCATGTATCGGTTTAGCTCTTCTTGTACGTTTTGTAATTGTTTAAAGAAATAACCGACCTCATCGTCTGATTGAAATGTTCCACTTTCATCTAACTTCTGTAGGTGCATTTTTGCTTCAGCTATAGTTGCTGAAATATTATTTAGGTACTGAACTTGATCTTGTACAACATCTTCGTACTTCTCTACTTTAGTAAGTAAATTGTAGATTGCAAACATCGATACAATTAAAAGTAGTCCTAATAATCCTATGATCCAAATCATATTATAAATTTTTAATTAAATTTGATAAACCTTCTGATGAGTTAACTGGTCGGCCTGTAGATGCTTTAGATTTCTGAACTTTAGCTTCTGTACTACCGCCTTTATTCTTCCACATATCGTATTCTACTTTAGAAGCCATAAAGTCTGCTGAATGTAAAATATTTACAATGTTAGTTCTCATTCGAGAGTCTGGATTATGGCTAAAGAAATAAGCTTCATTAGCTTTATCGAAAACTCCATCATGTAATCTAATACCTAAATACTCGTTATGAGATAATTTGATACCAAACTTTTGTAAGATATAAAGAGAACGATCAGGTATAAGCATAAAAGGAATCTCCGGATTAGGGGTATACATTTCATGTAACTTATCTTGACGCCATTTATCAGTTTGAGGTACATAACAATCTACTTCACCATCACCAATCTTACCTAAGTCATGGAATAAAGCAGCCATTACTAACTCTTCATCGGTAAAGTCAATAGAAGCTCCCATAGCTTGCCATAATTCTTTTTGTTTTATAGCACTTTGAACTACTCTATTAACATGATCAATATAACCACCCGGAAAAGCATTATGATACCATGATTTACCACTAGCAGGAGCCATTACCATATGTTCGGATAATGTTTCTACTAAAGTTAATACTTGATTCTTACGATCATCACCAATATAATGGTTAATAATCTTAATATGTTTATCCCAATTTGATTGGATTTGTTCGGCACTTAACATAACTTGATTTTTATTTATAGGTTTCCTTTATTATATACTTATATCTTTATATATCTATATATTTAATATCTTATATATTTATCTTATATTAATATATTCTATATAATATCTTATATATTTCGAAGATATATAAAAAAACGCAGAATAGCCACTCTTTTAGGAATTATTTTTCCGGATCCATTAAATTACTTTTCTTAGCACCTGGAAATTTAGCTTTTTTTACTGTTGAAGGTGTTTCTTCCTCCTGTACTGGTAGTTGAGCTGTTACTGCGATAAGAAAATCCGCTACCTCTGAACCGGTATCCGTAATAGGGGTGATAACTTTCGGTTCCTTTTGTGTAACTTTTTCGGAAACTACCTGTTGTTGAGCTTTTTCACGAGAAGATTCCTCTTCTTTAATAAGACGCTCCAACTCTGTACGTATTTTATCACCTACAGTCGAGTTTACATCCTTATCTACGAACATTCCCTTATACTCAGCCACGCCTAAAGCATAGATGATCTCATTTAATTCTCTAATTGTTAATTGCATATATATTTTCTATTATGATTATACCTTAAGATACGAAGATTTCCCCAGACGAGCAACTTTTTTTAGTGAATCCACAGAAAATTTTGATTGAAAATGAAGGAGTTAAGGGAAATGCAGCAGAAATCCCCATAAAGGCCGAAGGCCCCACGCGCATCGCGCGCATTTCGACCCGAAATTTTTTAATTTTGTAGTGGTTTTAACTTTAATTCTTCCAATAAACTATCTACATTATAGTCATAGGTAGGAGGTACCATTGTATTTCTCAATAAATCTTCAAAGGATTTTATAACAGCACACTTTTCATAGTGTTCTTTATCTTGATAATAGTAAAGGAGGTGGTCGAGGGCTTGGAAGACGCCCATCTTATCGTATTCTTCGGTGATGACGTAGATGTTCTCAAACTTTTGGAAGTCAATCTTAAGGAGGTAATTGTAAAGACGGTCATAGAATTGTTCTTTTACAGTCTCTCTTACAGATTCATACTGCTCTTTATAGCGCATCATATACATCCCATCGATGATGGAGTAGTTTTCCAGCCCCCTTACCACCATCCCCATCAAAACGTAAGGGTTTTGAAAGAGGTGTTGTATGTTATGCTCCTCATATATTGCCTCATCAGAGGCATTGAATATATTAAAGAGTTTTTTTGGGTCTAATTTTTGCATTTATTTGCATATAATAGTTGCTTCGTAAATAAATATTACGTATATTATATAGAAGTATAAGTAATTAATGGCTGAAAGGCAACTTAAATAAATAAATGTATGGTAGAAGTGTTATTTTTATTACTAGGAGCAACTCTTGCGTTTGTATATATGCAATATGAACAAAAGAAGGACCTGGAAAAGAGGGTTAAGACTCTAGAATTAGATTTTCTTTCGACTTGTGATCAATTAAAAGATATGGAAAGGAACGTATTCCAAGAGGTTAACTCACAAGTTCATTCTCTTAAAGCAGAGATGTGGCAACATAAACAAGAACATGAAAGTCATCTAAGAGAATTAGAAATAAAGAAACTATTAAAAGATTAGCCGATATACCCCCGAGTAACCGCTCTTCAATCCATGTTATATGATCTATGACACCCTTTCGAACCTTCATTACTACTTTCAAGGAAGGCCTAATTTTGACAATTTACAAGACTATCTCTCTAGTCTATCAAGCGATTCTGAAGACGGTACTCGGGACCTCGGCTATTGTACGGTTATTATCTCTTCTTATGTAACCGGATACTCATCTCTATGTGAGTCCCATAAAATCTATGATGATCTCCATATGGTTTTAGAAGGACAAGAAGCTATAGAGTACTACAACCCCAAGTTAAACAAGGTGAAGTTTAACTATGATGAAGAGAAAGACGTTACTCTTTACTATAAAGAGTCAATAGCAACCGTCACTCTTCCTCTAACCAATAGAAAATTCTGTTATCTTCCGGCAGGAGAAGTACATTCACCCGGTCTACCTTACAAAATAGGACCTTCATACGTTAAGAAGGTGGTTGTAAAGATAAAGACTGAAATTTAATCAATTAAAAATGAAAATCAAATGTTCACACTAGTATTAATCACTATAACAGCCATTGTCGCTATTATAGGCAGTATCAAAATGTATAACCAATTAAGTCATATCCAAAGCGATATCTCAGATATAAAGAAAGACAATGAGAGACGAATCGAATTCAATAGACAAAGAAACGAAAAACGAAAAGAATTCAAAACCAATAGAACAGACATCGATAAGACCCTTAAAAGA